AAAATACCACCGAAGACCGGTGGTAGATTAGTTTTCCTTTATGATGCCTTTCTTTTTGAGCTCTTCAACTTCTTCCTTGGTGAGAATATGAACCCCAATTTTCTCTTCTTGCCAAGATTTATACCTTTCAGCAAGAAGCCTTTTATACTCCTTATTCGTCATGTTGCCACCTCCAATTCAATAGAGACCGTATTTGTGTGCTATTTCGTCACGGCCTTCTCTCAATTTCTCTCTTAGCTCCGGTGGAATCACTATTTTCTTTGACTCCTCAGCGCTTGGCATCTTACTGTCATCCGCGAGATCAATCAGTTCTCCATTGATTTCCTTTAACATGGCTTCTACCTCTCTAGAAAATTTAAATGCATCGATTTTTGTAATTCCTCGATTACAGCTTTTGATGTTTCCTCTTCAATCGCTGCATCCGAATATCCTATCATCTCTCTTTTAGTTTTATTGTACATGTCCTGAATATATTCGTCAATATTCTCCATAGGCTTTAGTTTTTCAATTCTGTACACTGTGCCATCATGGCAGCTGATAGTGGAACCAATCTGCCATTCTCTGTCAAAAAGCTTTTTTATGTCATCCCTAGACGGAAACGAACTATTCGGATGGTTGTGAAGAACCTCGAAGGGAATCTTCCAACTGTTTAATTTCTCTTCTTCGGACACAGAAAAACCGCAGGAATGCTCACACATATTAACCGCCGACGTATTTTTAACAAGCCGCTTTCCTGTCCTAGCGTCTATCGCCACGATTTCCTCATAGAATGTATTGTTTCTTGATTCCAAGATTTCCATAGCTTCCTTGTATATTGATTCACTCACCACTTTATTCTTTCCCAGCCCTTCAAATTTATCGTGGTACTTCTTCGTGTTTACCAGTTCAAGATTGACGTGCCCCATATCGCGAACGCCATCGTCTTTGATGTGTGCGAGTTCCTTTTCGCCGTCCATAACGCTTGACAGGGCTTTCCACTGCTTCGCTTTCCGTGCGTACTGATTCTTATTCTCCGGATCCAGCGAGAACTTGGACAGTCTTTCAAACTTCGATACTTGATGTTCAATCCGCTTTTCCTTTTGCTCTCGGTTATAGTCTTCTGCTACCTCCTCAAGCTCTTCTTTAGTCCACTTCTCCTCTCCGGCATGGAGCTCAGGAAAGTAGGTCGTATGGCTGTCTTTGCAGTTAGGATGATAAAGCCCTGCCCCTATAGCGCTGGATAGAAGCGGGTAGTCTCCGTCCTTCTTGTTTCCTCCTGACCAAACATCGTCTATAAAGACCTTTCCAACAAAGGGCGCACACTTCGGGCAAGGATTGCCTCTCTTTGCCAGTATTACCGTAGTAATGCCCCATTTCCTTCTCTTCTCCCCTTCTCCGCTTAGATAGGCTCTCTTATTTGCAGTCCTCACCGCCATTCTTGCGTAGTTTGGAAGCGTATGCCTGGCACCGTTCTTATACTCTACGCAATTAAGGCCGCTGGACAGCATACTTTTAGTCGCCATATCTACTGCTTGCTCGTAAGTACCGGCGCCACTGTTTGCATAAACCTGCGCATTAAAAATGGCCTTACGATACTGATCGTCGGCCATTCGGAGTATTGCTGTTTCTGCTTTTGTCATGTCGGCTTTGGTCGCCTTGATTAAGGCCTCAAGCTTTTCCTTGTTAAGCTGGAAGAATCTTCCAGTTAGGGGATTCATGGATTGCCTAAGCTTTGCACCTTTCTTGGCCGCACGAAGTGTCTTTCTTTCCTCATGCATTCCACCTGACTCATAGGATTTCCGGATAGCTTCTTCTATCTTTTCATTGATAGCTAAGAATCTTCCGGAATACTTCTCCTTATTATCCTGCCGGTATGCTCTAAGGCTTTTAAGCTGCTCGGCCTGCCACATGGTCCATTCTTTCTCTTCCTTGATTTCCTCAATGCGATGCCTTCCCATGTTTCGAATCATGGAAGCAATGAGCTCTTCCTCGATTCTATCGAGGGCTTCTCCGATGTCATACGCCATTCTGATGCACCTTAAAGCCTTGCAAGCGGTAAGCCCTGATTAGTTCTTTCAGTTTACTCTTACTCTTGCAGTCGTCCTTTCTAAGCTCTGCCATGCCGTCTTTTTCCAAAGCATATACTCCGAAGGGCACTTGCTCAGACGCCAGCTTAAGCATCTGCCTGTATTCCTCCGGGCTCATTTTGTAGCTGTGGTTTAATATTTGGACTACCATCTATTCCCTCCTCTACTGAAAAGTCCGGCTCCTCTACGCTGGTAACACCTTGCTCCTCTTTTAGCCTTGCAACTTCTTCCTTCTTCCAGTCATCGTCCTTGGTATCGCCGTAGAGCTCTTCAATCTGCGCCTCGATACTCATCATAGCTACCCCCGGTCTTGCCTTGGCGAGGGTCTCTACTTGACTCTCAAATGAGGGGGAAGCGTATTCCCCGAAGGGAATATTGACCTTGACTTCTTCAATGCTTTCTCCTCTTAGTACCTTCTCCGCATTGATACACTGCTGGATAAGCTTCGGTATTTGCTCTTGAATAGCCTTTACAATGCTTGCTCTGGTGTATAGTGTGGTCTTCTCCTTCTCCCTCTGAGCGGTCGCGTTGTCCAGCTTCTTCGTATCAATCCCCAAAGTGGAGGGGCTGATAATTCCTTGCAAGCAAAGGTCTAAGGCGGTGATGTAAGAAGCCATATAGCTATCATGAGGGATATTAGGCTGCGTTACAGTGATTGCATTCTTAGCACCCTCGGAGATATCGTCCGCTCCGGCAATGAATCGGTTATCAAAGGCATTCGGCTTTAAAAGCATTCCGTTATTCGGGTCTCTTGGAATAAAGCTTTCAGGAACATAGGTCTTAGACCGCCCAGCCCTCAAAGCATCCATCCACTGACTCCACGCTTCGTCTAAGGCATCGAAGGAATCCAGCTTTCCGTCAAAGATGGAAGAGCCTCTTCCCTCATACTTTGCATTCTCGTAAATCTTGAATGGTACGGCCATCATCAGGCTTTCGTCAAAGGTCCAGTCCTGCACCTCTTTCGGCAAAGGATATTCCTGCTCATTCCTGTATAGCTTATGCCGGATATAGCCTCTACCGTAGTGCGCGTGCAGCACATCGCCCTTATCCCAAGGAATCTTGAAGATGACCTCTTTCAATCTGCCGTAGCGGTAAACGAACTCCACACGCTCTCCCGGTACCCATTCGATAATTGGATGCTCACTCTCTGCCGGATCCAGCACAATACGGAAAGCACCATCTCCGACTACAAGCGTGTCCTTTAAGCAGGTATCCATTAAAGCTTCAAAGTGGTTCTCGCTTTCGATTTCCTCCCAAAGGTTCTTCTGAATATCGCTGTCGAACTCAAAAGCATTCATATCCGGAAGGACTATGGAGCTAAGCATTTTTACGATTAGTCCGGGAAGCCCGGTATGGATTTTCCGAATCTCCATGCCCGCTGTAGGCTTTGCACCCCAAAACTTCTGTGCATCGTTTAGCATTCTGCACTGCTGATACAGCTGCTCTAACTCGTTTCCGTCAGCTCTGTACCATATACGGTTCCTAATGGCAGCAGTCTCAAAATCCATGAAGCTTTGAATCGAAACATGATAGGGGCTTACAGGCTGAATCTGTAGCCAGTTCTGTAATCCTTTTTTAAACTTATCTGTCATACTCTTTATCCATCCCACTGTTTATCTCTCCAATCAGCTTTCTAAACGGTATCCAAGCATATTGTGCGGCGTTTACCGTGTGATCGTGTCCGTCCTCAGGAATATCCTTATCTTCCTCCCAAGAATAGCTGTTCAACTCTCTGATATGCTCTGTGCAATCCTCGGATACTAAATACTTCCCTTCCGCAAGCCAGCCTAGCTGGAAGTTAATTCTGTCAATGATACTTACTTTCTTGTAGCTGTTTACAAAGGTGTAAAGGCTTCCGTGGTTCCGCTTAAGCTTCTTAAGTTCCGTAATGGTCGCCTGGTCTGCTGAATCAATGAACACATCTCTCGCAAAGCCGTAGTCCTTCCGGCAGGATTCCAGGAAAGCTATGAACTTTACAGCTGTGTCCGATGGTGCTAAAGGCTCCTGCCTATCCCTGTTGTTGTATACACATTCTCTTAGCACTATGCAGCGCTTGTCCTTAGTAATGCCTAAGAACATCATGGCTATAGTGTCCTCAGAATGAGAGGAATAGGAGGTATCAAGCCCCGCGGTAAACTTCACAAAAGGATTAATGCTATGCGGAATCTTCGCAATCTCCTGTCTGCTAAGTACATGAATCTTTTCTTCGAAGTTAGAGAATACAAGGCCTGTAGAGCGACCGCGCAGACCCTCAATCTTATTTTTCCATATCTTTGTGCCCCTAGGTGTGTTCCTAAGAATCTGCTCAAGCTTTTCTTTAGGTAATCCCAAATTATGGGTAAAAGAAAAGAACCAATGCACCCAGCCGGGCTTCGGTTCTTTCACTAAGCAATCTCTTATTTCTTTCGGTGTTTCGCTCTCCCACTCCGGAAGAGGTCTTGCATGGTCTACATACTCGGAATAGACGGGAAGCGAAGGATCGTCAGGATTCAAGGTTCCCATCATGTAATCGCAGCGCATTGCCGCCTCACGGACAAAATCAATATCCGCCGTGTTTATCTCATCGATGTAAAGGCATCCATACTGTCCTCCTAAGGCTTTCTGCCACTTCTTTTTATCGCCATAACCTAAAACATATACTGTCTTATCCCCTCCGCTTGCATGGAAAAGGATGTGCGGTATTTTGTCTTCGCTGGTGCCGTTTCCGTTGTACTCAACAAGTGCGCCGAAGTCGTCTACAATGCCCAAGTCCTTGTTGATGATATTCTTTTCTGCTGTACCGGTATCCTTTGCCGCTATGATGTGGAGCTTCTTCTTACTGCTTGCGACCTTCAGCATGAACTTAAACAGTCCTACGGTCGTCTTTCCTGCATACGTCGTGCCTTCAAGGAATTCTACAGAAGCGTTGCACCGGAGGAAGGCCTTGTACTTGTCCGACAGGAGAAGTTGCCCGGTACTCATGAATCACCGCCGGCACCTAACTGCTCTAACAGGTTATCCAGCTTAGACCGCTCGGCTTCAAGACCGGACACTTCAACCTTATCCTTGAACAATCCAAATCGCTTACCGAGTAATTCAGCAGCCCTCAGCCTTTCTTTTTCGTCCGGCGCCTTTTTGAAGCGTCTTGCTTCGGAACAGCCGTCACCAAGTCCTTCGACTACTACAACCTCTGCCGTAGACTCGCCGCGCATTACGGAAGTTAAGTATTCCATCACCTCTGTAGCTGTGGCCATGCGGTCGCTACTCATGTTTTCAAGAATTGGCTCGATTGCCTGTTTTATTTTAACATTCTTTAACAGCCGACAAGCCGCCGCTCCTGCTGTCTCATCATTCTTTACCGTAGGATATGCGGCACGATAAGCCCTTGTGCCGTTCATATCAATCAGGTATTCTTCAATAAATTTTTTCTGCTTGTCTGTTAAATCGTCTTTGTTTTTCACTAAGGCTCATCCCCTTTCCAACAATATCCTTTAGTAACAAAAAGGGAGCCACCGCTAAGTGGCTCCAAGCTTCAAAAGGAGTTCCATGTTACATGGCAAATGGCAAGATGCGTTCCGACACCAAGTCCATTATTATTGTAAAACGAACTTTCCGAACAAAACGAACAATTTTCACATTTTTGCTATTTTTTCTCGAAAGACCTATCGTGGATAACGATTCTTACATATTCCTCGGATACATTGCCCAGCTTCCTGGCTATCCAGCGCCAAGTTTTATCCTCTGTATATCGGCTCCGGATAACAAAGCGTAGCCTATCGTCCTCTATAGACTCTATCCAGCTTTCTACTTTACGGATTTTTGCTTCGAGTTCTGAAAGCTTTTTAAGCCGCCTCTCGTAAAGCTCCTGATTGAATCCGTCAAGGTGTACGACCTTTTTAAAGCCCTTCGAGTAGTCGTGGCCGAAGTCATGGACAGTCTCTCCCAGCATGTTGGATATCTCCTTCTCCAGTATACCGATGTTTTGCTTCCAGCCTCGGTACTTCTTTAATTGTTCCTTTGTCATTCTTCTCCTCCTGCATCTATCTCCCATGCACTCTCGCCCTTATTTATAAAGGCTTGAACAATTTTCTTTACGGTCTTTTCTCCTATGCCGTCTATCCCTAACAGGAACTCCGTCATTGTGTCCTTGTCAAATTCCAAGATACTCGGCATAGATTCTTGTCCGTCCTCGAATCCGCTTTGATATACCGACACCGCCCAGGCGTTCATTTGGTTATAGCTATACCTTTTCATGGCTTGATAGTTTCCAAAGTTTAAAGGCTTGAGCATAGGCTACTCCTTTGCAAGCTCAAGGTATCTGTTCAGGTACCATATTGCTTTTTCTATATCCTCTGTTTGATTCTTCTTTCTGTGCCGATACAAATACTTGAAGGCATTACAGATACAGAATCCTTTCACGGCTTCTGGCCCCTGAGTCTCAAGCATTACCCCTATACACTCGTATTTCCCTGTCTCATAGTGAGAAGGATGGTTTACCGGATCCAACGGAACATCCACTAAATCTTTCTCTGTAATCTCAATCATTCAACACACTCCAATCTAATTTTTGTCCACAGTAGGGACAGTAATCAAATGTTTCCAAATCGTCCAGTTCTTCTCTACAAGTTGGACACTCGCATGATTTCCAGCCGTCATCATCGGTGACTATCGCAATTTTCCGCGGTGTCCTGTATTTGAATTCTTTCCGTTCTTCCTTTGTCATTTTTGTAAGTTCCTCTGCTTCTTTCTCCGCCACATCAATAGCCTTTTCCTCTATCATCTCCGAAAACTCTTCCAGTTTTTCCTCTACTTCATAGACTGAGTCCGCTATTTCCGGCAGAATGTCCTTTAAATCCGGAATTGCGTTTTCTCTGAAAAACTCCACCAGTAAATAGCAATTTATTAGTTGTCCTATCTCTTTTTTAAGTTTCATATCATTCCACCTTTCCAAGCCTTGCTTTTAAGGCTCTAAGTACATCCTCTTGATTCTGCCCCTTTTCAGAGAGGGACTTTTTAATATCGTGGTCTACCGTATCCGTACAAAGCAGCTCATGCACGATAACCGGCTTTTCTTGCCCTTGTCGGAATAGTCTGGCATTCGCCTGGGCATACAGCTCATAGCTCCACGGCAGCGAGAACCAAATAATGTGCCGTCCGCCGTACTGGAGATTGATTCCATAAGCCGTACTTGCAGGGTGGGCAAGTAATATATCTATCTTTCCCTTATTCCAGTCTTCCTCATCCTTAGGGCTTTTAAACTCTCTAACTTCTAAACCGGACTTCTCTAATGCTTTCAGGATCCTATCCTTGTCATGCTTAAAATTATAAAAGACCAACGCGGACTCTCCATTCAACTCTTCCACAAGCTCCGTAAAGCGCTCCAGCTTGCAGTCGTGGATATGGTTAACCACTTTATCCTCATCGTAGATTGCGCCATTGGCACACTGAGAAAGCTTGTTTGTAAGCACTCCGGCAGATACCGCAGTTATCTCTGACTCCTCGAGAGATAAAACCATATTCTTTTCCAATTCCTGATAGGCCTTTAAGGCTTTCTTATCCAGCTCAACGGGAATCTCGTTATAGACGATAGAGGGAAGCTCCAGATAGTCTTTCGCTTTCAGGCTTATGCAGATATCGGAGATCTTCTTTGTGATAGCCTGCTCTGCGCCCTTCTTCGGTCGATAGTCAAAACCCATAAAGTCGGAATCAAAATACCTTGTCCGGTAATGCGTGATAAATTTACCTAACCTTTCCCCCTGATCAAGTAAATAAATCTGGCTCCATAGGTCTAAAAGGTTCTTAGGGCTCGGCGTACCGGTAAGGCAAATTACCCTTGATATCTTCGGCAAGGATTTCTTTAAAGCCTTGAACCTTTGGGATTGTGGATTTTTAAAGCTTGAGCTCTCATCTACCACAACCATATCAAAGAACCAGTCATTTCCTAAGGTTTGATAAAGCCACATAACATTATCCCGGTTAATTACATAGATATCCGCATTAGTCTGTAAGGCTCTAAGCCGTTCCTTTTGAGAGCCCATCACTTTAGAGATTTTAAAGTCCGCCGTGTGATCCCATTTCTTAGATTCGTTAGTCCAGGTCGATTCCGCTACCTTCTTAGGGGCGATAATGAGAACCTTAGACACTTCCAGCCTATCCTTTAATTCCTCAATTGCAGACAATGTAATAATGGTTTTGCTAACCCAAGCCCATATCCAAGAAAAGACCGACAGCATTTTGGTGTACGACTTTATCTATACATATTGCCTGGTAATTATGTGGAATGAACTTCATACGGCATCACCTCCTTTCTTATGGCAGCCGTGCCACCGGGCATGCTCAGCTTGATTTTTAAAAATCATAAGATTCTCCGCCCTGTTATCTCTTTTATTCCCGTTAATATGATGGACTACTTCTCCTTTTTTCAGTGGGCGACCGAGTATTGCCTCTGCTATCACTCTGTGTGTATGGCGTCCAGATATCTTCTGGTACCATTTTTTCAAACCACTGTCCAGTCTTGCCCTTGATAGCTTAGCCTTTACCTCATCGGTCATTCTCGTTGGATTAAGCTCGGCATTCATTTTTAGCATGCGACATTTTCTACTGCAAAAATGTTCCTTCGACCGAATCCACTGGCTCTTAGGTTCTCTAATTTCAATCCCACAATAGTCGCAAATTCCTATTATCAATCAGCATCACCTCCAATCATCAATATTATTTACAAATTCTTCTACTTCCGGAAGGCCAAAAAGCACGAAGACATTTTGCCTGTGAGCCAGAAGCTTTTCGATTTGAACTTTTTGCAGTTTAGAAAGAACCCCCTTCTCTGTCTTAAGTTCAACAAATAAAACTTTACCGGTGTCCGTGATCACGATTCTATCCGGAACGCCTCGACAGTTTGGGGATGCAAATTTGTATACTAAACACCCCTTCGCTTCCAGCGCCTTTTTAAACTTCTTTTCTATATCCTTTTCCAGCATAAACACCCCTTCCGTTTTTGGTGTTGTTCCCTTGTTCCTCAAAAATACCCTCTCGCGCGTATATATGCACAGCGCAGACATACATGCAGTTTTTTTATTAAATATTGTGTATGTATACGCGTATTTAATGATTTACTGTGTACTGCTATTAACTCCAGTAATCTTTTATTTTCTAAGGAACATAGGGAACATAGGGAACAATAGTACTTAAAACCGCATAAATGCTAGGTTTTAATGTTCCATAACTTATAATTTTGTGTTCCACTTGTTCCTCAATAATTTTTTAACATTCTACTTAAATATATTTACATTTAAAAATATTGTGGAACAAGTGGAACATATCGGGGAACAAATTTGATTGTTGTGGAACAGAAATCTTTCACGTTTCAAGGTTCAAATTTCTTTCTGTATGCTCTTGGAAAACCGTAATTTGTATCTCTTAGTCTTACCTTCTCCATTCCTTTAATCGCTCTGATACAACGAATGTATCTGTTTGAATCCGCGCGCCTTAAATTCCCCAGAGGCATCTTCAACAGCTCACAATGAATATTCTGCGGAGATAGATACGGTAGAGTCATAAGGTCTCCATCATAGACCATGTTTCCCTCTAAGAAGGTTATCCTCTGTGCTATATCCATATCCATCCATTTAACAGGTACTTGCGTAGCGGCGAACTTCTCTACCATAGACTGAATAGGATCCTGTTCCATAAATTCCTCATGCAGCCCTGCCAGAATCTTATTGCTTTCCTCGCTAAGAACCTGATACTGCAATGCGTCGTAATCTTCTAAACAGGCATCAACCTTAAAGGCTATCTCTGCCCATATCTGGTCTATTTCCGAGCCTGTTAGGTCTTTCCAGATATTCTTTTTATGCTTCTTCACGCCTACCGGTAAAGGATAAAATCTTCTGTTTCCTGTTTCGTCCCGGAGGAACTCATCCTTGTTACTGGTGCCGAAGAACACGCATTTTCGTTTGTGCTCTATGCTGCGCCGTCCGTATGCTTCTCTGTGATAGGAGCTCTTCATAGATAGGAACTGCTTAATATCTTCAGATTCCTGCTTATTAAGCGCTGCAAGCTCTCCCATCTCCACAATCCACTTTCCAGCAATCGCTTCCTCGGCTTCCTTTCCGACTGTTCTTGCCTTAAAGTCTGCAAACCAATCTTTTCCAAGTTTCTCCAGTATGGTGCTTTTTCCGATGCCCTGTTCCCCGCTAAGAATCAGCATGTTGTCGTACTTCGCACCAAACTTATAGGCCCTTATGGCGCAAGCCAGTAGAGTCTTTAAAGTTACCTCCCTTGTATAGCAATTATCCTCTGCGCCTAAGTAGTCGATAAAAAGCGTCTCTGCACGCTCTACGCCGTCCCAGGATAAGGAATTAAGATAATCCGCTACGGAGTTAATCCGGTTATTCCGAAGAAC